TGGAGAATATCTAAACTTAGTCATGGAAAACTATGGCAGGGTTCATCATCTCATGGAATGGTGTAGTGGACCTGGATTCATAGGTTATGGGATGATGGCATGTAATGTTTGTGATCATCTTACTCTACTAGATAAATTTGAACCAGCAGTAGAGGTAGCAAAGAAAACTGCTGAGAATTCATTTATAAAGACTATAGATCTTGTAGATACTGAGAAGGTATATCATCGTAGAGTTTTTCCTCGTACAACAATATATCATTCAGATACTTGTTCAGTGTTATCCGATTATAAACTAGATCTCGTTGTAGGTAATCCTCCCCATTTTGAGTGTAAGGAAGATGCAATAAAAGCCCTAAGTGCTATGGGTAGTCCTATTTTTAATGATCATCTATCAGAAATTTTGTTAGATCCAAATTGGGATGCTCACAGAGATATGTTTAGAGAAGTATCGACAAGACTCTCAGATGATGGTACAATATGTTTGCAACTTCACTCAGGTGGATCTAGTGCTGATACATTTAGGTCAATGGTCGAGGAAGCTGGCATGAGAATTACTGGAACCTTCAATAGTGTTCAGTATGATGATATCTATTACATGGAGGTTAAGAAATGAGGTACTGCGTTGATATTGATAATACTATCTGCACACCCACAGTAGGTAGAGATTACTCCAAGGCAGAACCATGGCCAGCTCGTATTGACATCATAAATAAATTATATGATGATGGTCATAACATTACCTATTTTACTGCTAGAGGTATGGGTAGATTTGGTGATGATCCAGATGCAAGTGTAAAAGCATCTGCTTTATTGTTTGACCTCACAGAACAACAACTTAAAGATTGGGGATGTAAATATCACACTCTAATTTTAGGTAAACCACATGCAGATTATTTTATCGATGACAAGGGGGTGAACGCAAATGAGTTCTTTGAACGCTTCTAGAAGACCTCGTAATGCCCGTGCAGCAGAACCAGTAAAATATGTACCTAAAGGTTGGGGATATGAAAAGTGGATCGCCAACTGTGAAAAGTATTGTGGTAAGTTATTGTTTATTGCCAAGGATAAACAGTGTTCATGGCACTATCACAAACTAAAAGACGAAGTATTTTTTGTACAGAGTGGTAAGATAAAATTATATCACGGATGGGATGATGATATTGAAAAGGCAGAAATAACTATCCTTAGAAGAGGAGACAAGTTTCATGTGCCTATTGGACTGAAACATCGTATGTTTGCACTAGAAGATACAGAACTTTTTGAGTTCAGTACAGAACATATGGATTCAGATTCTCATAGAATTATGCCTGGCGATCTTCTATGATTGAAAAAATTACTGATATGATATATGTTGAAAGAGATGTTCTTTCACAAGATCAGTGTGATGAGATGATAAAATATTTTTGGGATAATCCACAATTACACGATGATGGCAAGGTAGAACATTTTAAGGATGGTGAATATCAAGGTAAGTTAGTAAACAAGGAACATAAAAATTGTATTCAATTTCAATTTGAACCTCATCATAAGTATGCAAACTTGATGACACAAGTTATTCAAGACGCATATTTGAATTACAGATATCAACTACCAGTTCTGCCAGGATCAGACCTTGCAATATTGGATTACACCATTAGGTGTTATGAAAAAGGTAAAGGTATATTTAAAACACATGTTGATCAAGCAGAGGGTGGAACTATATCCAGACTATTTGCTTGTATCATATATTTGAATGATGTAGATGAAGGAGGAGAAACATTCTTTCCTGATTGGAATATTGCTTGTAAATGTGAAAGAGGAAAGATACTTTTATTCCCATGTAATTGGATATTCCCACATGGATCTAACCCCAACATATCTCACCACAAGTATATACTAACTGCTTTTATAAATCTAAACTATGAAATGCCCATGTATGATGAAACAGTAGTATAATCATGTTGATACCATGAGTTATCTGCACAGGTATATTCTTGATACTTACCTTCTAGATGTTTGGGGAAGGGGATTACTTCAATCTCCGCCCCTTCTTTTTTGGCAATCAATTCTGCAACCTCTTGGAAAGAGATAGGATTGCCAGTCCCAACATCGTAGATGCCACTCCCTGCCGTATTATCTAGGACAACATCTACTACATCATCCACACATACAAAATCTCTAAAGGCATATTCAGAGTCTTCAAAGATTTTAATTACCTTGGTTTCTTTAGCTTGTTTAGTAAACTTACTAATTGGACTTGCTTGATCTCCTTTATGTTCCTCACCATCTCCATATACATTGAAGTATCTGAATCCCTGCACTTGTTCAAACTCATCCATGTGATCTAGAACCCAGTAATCTACAGTTGCTTTTGATAGTGCATAGAAGTTTAGTGGATTGATAGTTCCTTTCAGATATCCATACTCACTATGAATCTTACCATACACAGATGCAGATGAGGCATATTTGACTGGGATAGAATATTCTATTGCTTTCTCAAACAGTGCAATAGAGAACTCTACATTATACTTGTGAATTTTATTTACATCTGTTTCTGTTGTACTGGATATGGCTCCCTGATGTAAAATCATCTCTACCTCATCCCACTTATCATATTGCTTTAAGAAATCAAAAGCACCATCTTTTTCAACTCTATATAAATTTTCTGGATCGATTTTCTTTTCAAATGCTTGACCTATAAAACCTTGATAACCTGTAAGAATAATCATGTTAGATAAAATACCTGTATTAATCTGTGTAAGTCTTCTTCAAACCAACCCTCCTCATCAACTGCCATGTGGAGAATATTTGAAGGGTACATAATGAACCTATTATACTTCATTTCTGCAAGATGCACAAGTTCAAACCCATTTTTATCTATACCTGATTGATCTGGTTCAACTTGAAGTCCTTTGTAGGTATAAAACCCAGTGCCACCCTTACATTCTTTACCTTTGTTTAGGTAAATTACTCCAGACCATCCCCTATCATGTATCCCTCCATCTATATGTGGGATGTCAGATCTGTCTTTAGATTGAGAAGTTCTTATAGAAAATGTTGAATCTGCTTTGAGAGACTCTATATCCTGTACACCGAAAACTTGTTCACATATTGGTGTCCATACATCAACAAATCCCTCCATATCTATTGTCATATCTGTCTCATCAGAAGGAAATCTAAGAGCAAGATTCCTTACCTTATCTGGATTTTGATAGAAATTATCAATGTAAACGATAGGAAACTCTTCCCAACCTATCAACTCTACCCTGACATCCACTGGTTCAGTGATGGCAAAGGTTTTTGATTCATCTATAAAATACTTTTTCACTTAACTAAATACTTCGGAGAACTTATGAATAGAGGGAATGGCAAAACCCAATAGTAAAGATGGATTGAAAGAATATGCTCTTAGGAAACTTGGAAAGCCTGTTCTTGAGATCAATGTTGATGATGATCAAATCGATGATCTGATCGATGATGCCATCCAGTTGTTTCATGAAAGACATGGTGAAGGTATTGACAGAGTATTCTTAAAACATAAGATTACTGAAGCAGAAAAACAAACTATGCTTGGTGTACAAGCAACAACCACTGCTACCAGTACTGCTGGTGGTATTGCTTCTGCTGATTATACTGAGTCTGCAAACTATCTTCCACTACCTGATACAATCATTGGCGTAAACAAAATCTTTAAAATGGACTCATCCACCATCTCGGCGGGTATGTTCAACGTCAAATATCAGATCTTCCTTAATGATTTATACTACTACGGAGCAATCGATTTGCTCAACTACAGTATGGTCAAATCATATTTAGAAACACTTGATTACATCTTAAATCCCGATATTCAAGTAAGATTTAATAAGAAGAATAATAGATTATACATGGATTTGAATGTCAAAGAGTTGTCAGACAATAACTTTTTGATCATAGACTGTTATCGTATTGTAGATCCAGAGAGTGAGACTGCTGTTTATAACGATCATTGGGTAAAACAATATGTAACGTCACTCATCAAACGTCAATGGGGTCAGAATCTCATTAAGTTCACTGGTGTCAAGTTACCTGGCGGACTAGAACTGAATGGTAGACAGATATATGACGATGCTGTTATGGAATTAGAAAAACTTGATGAGAAGTTAATGAATGAATATGCAATGCCACCTCTAGACTTTGTTGGATAATGCCTTTATCACCTTTCTTTCTACATGGATCGCCAAGTGAACAGAGACTAGTTCAAGACTTGGTGAACGAACACTTAAAGTTGTTCGGACAGGATGTTTTGTATCTTCCTAGAAGAATCATCAACCAGAACACAGTGATTAGAGAGATTACTGCGTCTAAGTTTGATGATAGTTTTAGATTGGAAGCATACCTTACCAATGTAGATGGATTTGGAACTCCCTCTGATGTTCT